AAAACAGTAGTTTCAAAGTATATCTTATCTCCATCAGAATCAACAGGGTATAAATCAAATTCTAAAGTTAATTCAGTAGCAGCATCACTAGCCATAGTAAATTGAAAATTAGGTTTAATCTTAGCCTTTTTAAAATCAAAGACTACAGGATAAGTATAACCATCATATTCATCTGTCATTAGTCCTTCGCCAGTCAGCCTAAAATATCCAGGGAAATCATCTGCTGTAAAAGTAATTTTTCTAGCAGTAGCAGTAGACTGGTAGTCATAATAACATACAACTTTAGTTCCTTCGGGACAAGTCGTAGCATTAAATGTTACAGTAGTACCAGTAATACTATACGTATTTTCAGTAGTAGCAGGGTCACCTACAGTTTGTTCAGTACCATGGTCTCTTGAATTCTCTAATAAATATATTTTTAAAGTACCTGTTACTGGAGTTTGACTAAGGGTTACTGTATTAGTAGCACTTACTGTTAATACTTCACGTTTAGGTACTTGAGTTGTACCAATAACTAAATCTTTACCTGTAACAGATGCCAAAACCTCCAAATCAACTAGAGGCACGGTCATACTCATACTAGCAGTTTTAGTATGGTCAAAACTTAATAATACATAATTACCCTTCCCACCCCTAAGGTCTAATCTTTCTGAATCAAGACTAACTTGAACATTATTAGCATAATCTATAAAAAATCTTACATCTCCAGCTCCACTAGTAGAAAAATTATGCGCTGTAACATCTAAAACTTCCTTTAAACCAAATTGTTTAGACATTATCATATTCCCCCTTAATTTTTAATTTGTTCAGCCCAGTGAATTATTTTAATACTTTCTTTTTCAGCCCCATGTAATAAACTCTCAACACTAATATAAAAATTATCAACCATATTAAGTCTTTTAAATTGGTCTATTAATTGATATATAGTCAAATTACCAACATTAAAAAGATTAATACTTGGATGTTTTGCACAAACAGATGAAATTATATCTAAAAAATCTAATCCTTCTTGTTTTTTATTTTTTAAATATTTTTCTTTTAATTTTTTTAATTTTTCTGCTATTTGTTTAGCTCGATTATTAGCATATTTAACTGAATCTTCTATAGAAAGACAATTTATTTGTTTTATACAATCAACAAATTCATTAAAATTATTTTTATCCAAACACCCTGTATCACCATTAAAAAATATTTTTAAATTAGTATCACATTTAATATTTTTCTCCTTTAAAAAAAACGATAAGGCTTCCGTAAACAAATTTTTAATATCATTATAAAAAAACAAAGTGTCAAACAGCTGTTGACACTTTTCAATATAATTATCTTTATAAACTATTAAATTTACATAAGTATAATATTTCGTAAAATTTATTTCTTCTATTTCATTTATTGTCGGAGGATAAACATATCCCAAACGATTTACCCAAATAGGTTTACCTAATAATAAATCAGCCCTTAAATTATAATTATCCACATAATTCATATAACTAACCTTCCCTAATTAAAATCACCAAATTCATAAATTAATCTATATGCAATATAATTTTCATAACTGGAAGGTATAATAGTTCCTCTAACAAACCCCACTCTGCCTATGCCTGTAATTCTTTTGTCAAACATTAACTCATTTAATCTATCACAAATCCAACTAAGTCTTTGGTCAACATTATCAAAATCAAAATGTACCAATATGTCAAATATAATTTTTTGATTTGCTATAAGATAATTTCGATTATTATCCCTTGTACCATGATACATACAAATTCTACACTTTGGTTCTGTATCAAGATTGGCTACAGAAGGAGTGGTTTTAATTACATCCTGAATAATTGCCCATTTTTGCGAATCATCCATATCCAAAATATTTGCCTTTTCAGAATCCAAAGGATTGTCAAATGAATCAGAAGGTTTATAGTACAATAATCTCAACAATGTTTCATCTGTTGTTAATACTCTGTAGATAGTCTGTAAACTCTCTCTCATTCTCACATTTTCACATCCCCTCAATCCTAAACAACCAATTCAGCAATTATAGTAATTATTCCCTCGGTACCTACTACATTAGTTCTATCAATCCCTATTATCTTATAAACATCTCCCCACATACTGAATTCCGTGTTATAAGTTATATAAGAATTATCCGTATAAGGTATAATCACAGAAATTCTATTATGGGGAAGATTTATAGGTTCATCAAAATTGGCTGTATTAAATATCTTCTTATCAACTATACAATCCCAAGAACTATAACTAGGAATTACATCATAAACTGGCCTACCCATAGAATCATAACCTTTAAAAACTTGAGTTGTCCCTATTTGTATAGTTAAAGTCTGATTGCATTTTCTTATTAGGGCTGAATAATACAAATCAATATCCTGTAACATATGAACAACTAACCACTTATTATCATCAAATGTAATCAAATCTCCTAATTTAATAGGAGTGTCCCACTTAGTAATTATTCTCTTAAAAACACCCCATTTTATATCTCCCTCAAGTACTAATGCATCAGATGCTACCTGTAAATCATTAATATAAATCTGGATATAATTAGGGGAATTTGCAAAATTACCACTAATTAAATTGTTAGTATTATTTAATATTAACTCTTTTATAGTATCTCCACTTGCCCCCAAACGTGTTTTATAAATATCAAAATAAGTCATTTCATATCAATCCTATTTTAAAAATCAGTTAGTGTAAATTTCCTCCAATTAGCACCTTTCTTGCTATTTGAAGCAATAGAAATATAAACTGTGTTATTATCTCCATCTATATATACATATCCAGCACTAGGAGCTATAGTACCATATTGACCACCAGTAAAATTCTTCTTTGCTTCTGCACTTGACAAAGCAATTGCTCCAGTCCCACTAGCTATAGCAGAAACACCATCAAGAGCATCTATAGCATCCGCAACTAAAGTAGCAGTATTTTTGGTTGCATCCAAAGCACCTGTAGCATCAGTGCCAAGAGTAACTACAATATCTGTACCATCTAAAACAGCACTCATATTTATATCAGTGCCAGACCCTGCTACAACTTCTATAGTATAATTATTGCCTTCTGTACCTACTTCATCTACAGTAACCGTTATAGTACCATCAGCACCAGAACCAATAGTAGCAGATGCAGACTTGGCATTTTGAGGTACCGATTCAGCAAAATATTTCATGCGAATTAATTCCATAATCTTTCCTCCTTCAACAAAATTTTTATTGACTTTCATCCAGTTCTTTTTTTATTTTATTAACTATGTTAATACATTCAAAAATTTTTCTCTTATAAAGATTATAATCAGTAACATCTCTAATACCTTCTAATGAAAAAATAAGACTCGCAAAATAACTATTGTTCCCAAAATACTTGCTAGCACCCTTTAACTCAACTAAAAAACTTTCTAAATACTTTTTAGCATTTTGTGCATCTTCTTCACGAATACATAATAATTTATAAACACGCCCAACCAGCCTATCACAATACTTGTCTAATTTCATATTATCAACTACACCTTCCACTCTCTAATTTTTAATCATTTTAAATCATCTATGATATTATCATAAGTATATTTCCTTATTAGCTCATTGGTATCCGATTTTATCTCTTTTTTTAAATTTCTTAATTCTTTAAGATGGTTAGCAGGACTGTAAAGCTTAAAATCTTTTGTACCCAAACTAATTTCTACATAATTAGAATGGTTAATTTTCTGCCGTAACCATTCCTGTAGCATCAAATAAGCTAAAATTTCCTGTTCCAATTCAGTTAAATCTTCAGAAAATTGTTTCTGTACATCATCTCGGTCTGCTAAATTAGACTTGCATTGAGTAAATTTAATAATAGCACCTTTTAAATATCCTAAAAGTATTGTTTCTAGCTGTTCTGAAGTCAGATTGTAAAAACCATAATCTGTTACTTTATCCATAAATTTACTAAATATATCAGAATAGGGAGTAGCCATTAAAACCACCCCCTATTCTTCGTTTAATATATCAATATTTAGAGTTTCTTCAATCAACCTTACCCTAAATAAATCATTAAGCTGACCAGATTTAACCCTTTCTTTAGTAAGTTTACCAATTAATAATTTCATATCCTTAGGTGCTTTCTCAAGTACTTCTTTCATTTTATTAGGTGTCATTTGATAGAATTTATCTATTTCATTAGGTTTTATTATATTTTCATATAAACTAGATAATCCCAATGCTTCTACAGCTTCATCATTAAGAATAATTAACCAGGGTTCATATAGAAATTTCGGTTGACTAGCTTTCATCGTGATAAGTTCAGAATAAGGCATCTGATCAACAGTACCATATCCCTCTATTCTCCATGTTTCTTGAGTTCTTGGATTCACGTACACTAATGTCCCTACAGTATTATTCATAATGTCAATTAAATCATCTTTTTTAAGCTTTTTAGTATTAGCCATAAAACTAATAACTCCTTTCATTCAAATTATTTTATTGCTTAAAATTTGCTCAATATTATCAAATTCGAAATAGGGAATGCGAATAAGTTTTAAATTATTTTTTTTGCAATATTTATTTTTAATATTATCATAATATTTTCTTTTTCTTAAATACTCTTTACCACCAAAAAATTCTCTAGGAATATAATGTTGTTCTCCATCGTACTCAATGAGACATTTTATATTACCTTTTTTATCCAACACAGCAAAGTCAAAAGGTAAAGGCCTTTCTAATCCTTTACAATCATTAAATTTATATTGTTTTTTAAATTTTATTTTATTCTTTAATAAAAAATTTGCTATTGTTCTTTCGCCTTTCGATTCATTACAAATAGAACAACAACCTTTAGTATTTAAAAAACTTGCTACACTTGTTTCAGTTTGATGCCCATAAGGACATTCAATAATAAACTTACTATTTCTATTTTTATATTCCCCTACCCATTTTATTATTTTAAAACCATATTTTTTAACTATTTTTTCAATTTCTTTAATGTCTTTCTTACAACGTTCACCATTCTTTATATTAGCACATATAGGACATCTTTGCCCTTGTTGAAAATTATTAAAATTCATTTTAAATATATGTCCTTCTGGACATTTTATTTTTAATTTAGTACGAGCATTTTTATACTCTTTTGATAAAAGTACATAACCCCTTTCTTCAATATAATTTTTCACTTTTTTATATGATAACCTAAATTGACTAGCCATTCTTTTAGCAGTACATTTTGGACAATGAGATTTCCCCTTTAGTAAATTAAGAGGATAAACATAATATTCGTGACCACATTTATGTTTTACTAAAACTCTTGTAACACTATTTTTATATTTGCTAAGTAATATATACTCATCTCCATATAAATCTTTTAACTCTTTTTTAAAATCTTCTTCAGTTCTTCTATATTTTTTATTACATTTAAGACACCTAGCTCCTTTACTTAAAAAAGCGTTGGGTGTCACCTCCCATTCAAATCTACACCTATTATGTCTAACTAATATTTTAGTCTTACAACCTTTATATTCTTCTAAAAAAGTATATTCATTACCAACTAAATTGTAAACTTCCGACAAAAATTGTTCATTTGATTTTATATAATTCACCTCTCCTTTTTACAAGTAAAAAGAAGGGGTATTAATACCCCTTCTAAAACTCCTATGACAGTCTGAAAATCCCATATTTAGCAGCAGTAACCACAGCTATTCCCGTACTCTTTAAAAACTCATACTCTATTGAATAATCCATATTTATTCCGTCAAGACGTTCTCTTATAATAGAATCTCCTTCATCAACTATTTTAACTATTTTCTCATCACCTTGAGGAATAATTATTAAGAAACTATCATTAATTGCAAAAGTATCAGTTCCAGGAATATGTGCCTGCTTAATTTCCTGCATTTCAGTACCTCTAAATACTCCATAATAACCTTGCATATTAAAGGCTTCTTTTCTCGCATCAGAAACTACAGCATCTGTTACTTTACCAAGAGCATTTTTGGCACCATAAATAACTGCACGCACTCCATTAGCCGCCTCTACGTGCTGTATTAAATTACCAAGAGTAGTAGCATCATAAGTACCAGTTACTCCATATGTAGCAGAAAGATTATTATAACTATCATAAATTGCTTTGTAAACCGAAGTATAAATCTCATTATTATAACTTTGAGAAACCCTATTTACCAATTCAACCCAATCTATTCTTCCTGCGAGGAAACGATACAATTCTTCATAAATTTTTATACCACGCATATAAGTATCTATTTCTATACTACCATCTTCTAATCTTTGCCTCCTTAAATTACCAGTGCCATGAGATACTACTGCTACCTTAAACAAATTGGGATTCTTTAATACAAACCTCTTAGAATCTCCCCATCTAAGATTCCTATATTCTGCAAATTTGCCAAATTCTTCTTCAATATTCCTGCTCACTAGTATATCTAATGCTTCTTCTAGTATTTCAAATACTTCTGGTTTAAATCTACGCATTGTCTTATAATCAGGCTTATCAGTGCCACATAAATCTATTAAAGCCTGTCTTAACGATTCTTCTGCTTCCTCTTTAGAAAAATCGCCTGTTTTATTAAGATAAATATCTATAGCTAATTGAGATAATTCTTTCACTTTAGTATTCCTCCTTTAATTATTTATTTTATAGTTAAATGTTAAACCTTAACAACCCTAACAACAGTAGCACTATTATTGTCATAACCTAAAGTAGTAAGTTCTATTATTTCAGCAGCAAACCTAGTACCTCCAGTTAAATCAGCAGCAACAGCAAGTTTAAAGCTATTATTTTGAGGTATCAAATACTGACCTACTACAGGAGTACCGTCTATTCCATCATTAGTCAAAGTAAAAACATCACCCACAGTGAGATGAAAAGCCCTACCAATTTTACCAGCAGCCAATTCAAAATCTCCAATAGTTTTACCTGCTTCATAAAGTACTTCCGGAGTAGCATGTAACAATACTTCTTGAGCAGTAACATCAGTAGGAGTTGTTACATTATAAACCTCTCTTTCTCCATCTGCCAACCCATTTAATACAACAACTCTACCATTTTCTAAAGCACCAGTATCATACTTAATTGACACTATATTACCCGCATAACAAGCCTGAATTTTATCAAGGTTAACTATTGTTTTGGCATTAGCCATTTAAAATCTCCTCCTTTTAATTATTTATTTTTTACTTTAGAATATTTGCGAATTATATCTGCATAAGGTTTTTCAATTTTTTTATTATCACCCTTTTCAAATTGAATATTTATTTTAGTCTTCTTTTTACTATCATTACTAAATTTAATCATCTTTTTTCCTACCAAAGAATAAAGTTTTTCCTCTAATTCTTCTAAAGTGAAATCTCCTGCTGTTTCTTTTATACTATTAATTTCAGCCTCATCTAATTTCTCTGCAAATTTTGTAAATAACTCTTCTTCAGCAATTCTTCTCTGTTCTTGTTCTATGTTTTTCTTGAACTCCAATAGCTCATCTCTCTCTTGTTTTACAGTTTCATAACTAGATTGCAATCTACTAAATTCACTCTTAACTTTTTCATAATTATTTCTCATTTCCTCTATCTGTTTTACTTCTTCAGGTGTTAACCACATGGGAATTATTTTTTGCTTATCACCCAATGTAATTTTGTCGTCTTCATCTACAAAATAGAATATTTTGTAATAATTACCCCAATCCTTTGCATCTTCTACTATACAATAATCATCAAATACTTCTAGAACAAAATAATTATATTCTCTTTCTTCCGTTTCTTCGTTAATTGGGTTGAGAATCTCATACAATTCTGCCCGTATGTCATCATGAGATAATTCAAATACAAATACTATTTTATCTTCGTCTTTCACCTGAAACATCCCTCCTTCTTCAAAATTTGATGTATCTAGTTCAAGTGTTTTATAATATTTTTTTAATTTCCTCTTAGCAGATTCATAATCTGGGTCATCTTTATTTCTTTCTAAAAAAGAAAGTGCTGACTGACATCCTTTAGCAGATAATACTAAAGTATTCTTCTTAATCATACAAACAGGATATTTTAGCTTCTGACTTGGAGCATCCTCCCATCCATCTTTAACCATTAAATAACATTTTTTGACAAGAGTTTTATAATTTTTAGCCTTAAGTAATTTATTCCTTAAAACTGTTTTATCAACTGACCCCCAAGGAGTATTAAAATCAGCAGCTTCTTTAGATAAATCTATTTTTATTTCAGAACCAGACCCCCAATCTTCCTTCTTTAAAAACTCTTTCCCCATACTAATTTTTAATAATTCCATTTCCTTCTGAATCTCCCTTTTAATATCATCAAAAGAAAAGATTTTCTCTATACTTGCATTAACCATTGCAGGTTGCCTATCGTCACCCAATATACATGCACCAAAAAATGAGAATCTAGTAAATACAAAATATCCATCCTCATGCATGTATCCATCAAAATCATCTGCAAGTTCCATAGATTGCTGTTTAATACTATCCCTATTAAAAATATCTATTGCATCATCAAACTTCTTCCAAACAATACCATCACATACTAAAAATTCCCTTTCTATTCCATCATCACATAATTTTATTTCCCATCTAGGATTACAAGATTCAGGAATAACTCCATAGGCACACCCTGCATATTTTAATCTAAATTCTCCATTTTCAACCACTAAAATATGCTTATGCCCTTCAAAATCCTTTTCATTATCTTCGGTAATTCTTATATATCCAAGTATAGGAGTATTACTCAAAGTGGGTATGGCCTTTTCAACAACTGATTTTTCAAAATAGGAATTATTTAAATTCAATCCTACATGCATCAAATAAATCTTGACATTCATAAATCTCTCATCTATATCACTTATCTTCTCAAACATTACAGGAATAGTTTGTAAATTTTTATCTTTCAAACTTACTTTCACCTCCTTAATAAAATTTAACTTTTATTATTATTGTCTTCTCTGTTTCTCTGCTCTATCCCCTTATCTGATAAATCATCATCTTTTAAAGGTCTCCCAGGATTATTTGATTGAGTATGAGCAGAAATCAAAGGTATTAAATTATCTAACAATTCTAATTGTTTATTTTCTAAATTCATAATTTCAATTAATTCAGCTTGCGAAATACCTAGAGAAGCACCAATAAAGAATTTAGAATAACCAAATTCACCAGCTTTTAATAATCTATCGAACATTTGTTTTTGATTGTATATAGTTATATTAGGGAAGGCGAGTTTCCAATTATATATCTTATTACCAAATATTCTAAGTCTCTTTTTAAACCACAGCTCATATTGTCTTAAAAGACTAAACATAATCGAACTACCAAATTCTATTGAACGATCAAGACCTATTTTACCGTTATTTTCATCACTAAAAATTAACTGACTTATTCCAGCACTAGTAAATAAATTTCTTTCTACCTTACTAACTATATCTTCTTCATATTGATTATTTTTAAGTGTAATCGCATTAATATCCATAGGAGTAGTAGCAACCCCTATACCATCAGGTACAACAGATTTTAAAATATTATGAAATGCTCTAGCGTTATCTCCATCAATCAAAAATTCATTCGGTTCAGCATCATTATCAGTTTTCATTGGAACTTTTTGATGAAGTATTTTATAGTTATTAGCCTTATTATTAGTCTCTTGTAAATCTTTAGTATTTTCTAATCCCAATACCTCATCAAAAATTCCTGAAAACAAAGGTAAACAGTAGGGAACACTTCTATCAAGTTTAAAACAAATCGTTTTTTCAGGATTTAATTTCTGCCATCTATATTTTCTATAATCACTCTTGTAATAATTGTATAAATTTTTAAATTCATCATCATAATTATCTATGTTTACATTTGATTTATTAAAATATGAAAAATCAAATTCTATAATATATGTATCAAATGCGTCCAATCCAGCAATTCTACAATAATTTGTAGGCAATTGCTGCCATAAAAAATTAGTTCCATCTGTCCTTTCATAAGCAAAATATAAATCTTCACGTAACAAAATAGGTTCAATAGCAGATAGTTTAGCTTTAATATTATAATTTTCGAGGAAATTTAAAGTCTTATAAAAATTCTTAATTAACTTATCATCTAATTTGTCAATAAAATTTGCATCAGGTATTAATATATAATCATGAGTAAGCATCTTAGAAAGAAAATTAATCAAATTCTTATATTCTTGGCTGATATGATACAGGTAATTACTTACTTCTCTTAATTCTCTTTCATAATTTTCGGGAGAAGCTAGAAATCTCCTTATCTGCTCTTTAGTATATTTTCTAGAATTACTATTAAAATCTCTAAGAATAGTATCTTGAGCAAGTTTGCTTACATCAAAAAATACCCGGGGGGATTCAACGTCTTCCAATTTCATCTTTTTAAATGCTTTATAAAGATTCAAAAATTCCCGCTTTATTTGCTCTTCAGATATTTTAATGTCTTCCATTTTTTGCCCCCTTTCTAATTAAATAATGCATATTTTAACGGATTCACGTCTTTACGTTTTGGTTTAATTAACCTTTCCCGCCTGTATTCATGTAAACCATGTGCCAGCATCAACATTGCATAAAATCTATCATCATTCATTGTATTTTTTTTATCAGGGGGCAAGTCATACTTAACTCCCCCACTTTGAGTTTCATATTTATAAATACTAGTACATTCTATTTTCATAATATCTGAATTTATAAGAGAAATCTCTTCTTCTAAAGTAAGCTGTCTAGTTTTTACTGTATTGCCTTCATCTTCTATATAAACCACACCTGCTCCCGTGTATTCTTTTAGAAATTTTATCTTGTCCATATCAAGTAAATTTATAAACTCATCCATCATTTCATTTTTTGATTTACGTGGGTCAATAACACGCATAATATTTCTAGCATTAGGATATCTACTTTTTAAATCTTTATATAAAGGATTAGTTAAATCAATAATGCCTCTATATAATTGACCCTTATTATCTACCCAGTCTTCTAAAAGCTGGTCTGCATATAATTTACCTCCCCCACCTTCTCCACCATCTATATAAAAAGCAATAACATTTTTATAATCTTCAATTAATTTTCTTATATATTTAACCTGGTCTGTAAAACTCATAGGTATTTTCTTTTTTTTACCCATATCAATTAAATTTAACGTATTTACAACTCTGCCATAAATATCATTATCCTCTTCACATATTTTCATTACCATTATAATACTGTTATCCTTAGTTCGAGCAGGGTCAAATGATAATATATACTTGTCTACTCCATTACCATATAACTCCGGTAGTTCCATATCACTATTTCTAGTAAATACTTTTCTTGAAATTGCCTGCTGTTCAGATTCTTTAATAAATATATTATAATATTCTCTTAAGGCTTTTTCTTTATTTTGACGCATCATATCATCAA